CCTAATGGCGGCAAGCGCAACATCTCGACGGCAAAGAAGCTGAAGGCAGAAGGCGTTGTTCCTGGCGTGCCAGACCTGTTCATTCCGGCATGGGGAATCTGGATCGAGATGAAACGCCAGAAGGGCGGACGCACTTCATCCGATCAGGACGGCATGTTTTCATACTTGGAAAGCATCGGCCATCGCGTTATTGTTGGCTATGGTGCAACTGATGCCAGCGACAAGCTGCTGTCTTTGTTGAATATGAGCGGGGCGGCGACTAAAGGAGGATAGCCACCGCCCCTAGCATCCGGGGGAGCAAATCGGATGCTTACATTAACGATTGATTGAGAATTCTAGTCTAGGCTTGCCATAGTTTCAAGGAGGAACATCATGGCGAAATATGAATACGATGCCACACAAGAGCAGTGGCTTCATGGTGATCCGGGCGTGCTGTCCGGTTCAGTGGCCGCTGCTGATCAGCGGTATGCCAAGTCTACCCAGATCAGGGAGAGCTGTGCCCCTCGGCTCTCCCTGATCGACTGGCTGATCTGCGGCCCAATAATGGTCGGGCTTGGTTTCCTGATGGGAGTGTACTGGCCTTGATGAGGTATCTTGTTTTGATCGCCGCGATGACGGCTGGAAGTGTCTTGGCACATGCTTCGGATGCCACTCGATTGGTCACATCGGAGGCGAGACGGCAAGGCGTGCCGGTCGGATTCGCCTTGAAGATGGCGAATATCGAGAGCGGTGTTCGATGCCACAATCACAACAAGCGAAGCAGCGCATCCGGCCCCTTGCAAGTGCTACGCGGCACAGCGCGGGCTATGGGCTACCGAGGCGACATCCGGCGGGCTTCGTGCGCTACGCAGACGCATTACGGGATGAAGCATCTGGCTATGTGCTGGCGCGGAGCACGAGGCAATGCGGCACTGGCGAAACGATGCCACCAGGTTGGCGTGTCTGTGTTGTACGGCAAAAAGAAAAGGAGGCGTTAATGACCAGAGAACCTGATCTTGAAACCGTCAATCGCGCATTGGGCGAGACGGTGAGGAAATTGCAGCAAGACTTGGCCGATGCTGACAGAAGAATCCGGCGGCTTCGAGGGGAGTTGGCAGAGGCACACAGAGCAGCGGCAATAGCCGCAGGGAGGGATTGGTGAGCCATTCGCTGAGCAAGCTTCTGTTGCTGTATGCCAAGCAGTTCGAGGATCAGCACGCGCCGCAGAACGTCACTATCGCCCTGCGCGAGGCTTCGGCTGAGATCGACAAGCTGCGCGGCGTCTTGCAGCGTGTGCGCCGCTGGGGATCGCCAATGGTGAAGGGATATATCGATGGTGCGCTGGGCGGACAGGCTGGAGGCAGTGATCCTCTGGCTGATGATCAAGTGGGTGAAATTCGTGAACTGGAGGCGCAAGCATGAGTGATATTTCAAACGTACTTCGCAAGGTCATTGAGCTTGACATCAGTCTTGGCCTTGATGGCACTCAGGAAGCTCTGGACGAGATCACCCGCCTCACCGCAGAGGTGGAGAAGCTGAAAAAAGAGATCACCGGCAGACAGGCGCATGACCGTATGCAGGTGAGGGAGATTAAGCACCTCACCGCAGACAACGAGAAGCTCCGGGCGGCGCTGAATAGTATTGCGGCAAACACATATGGATATGAGCCAGACGTCATGAGTGATGAAGAAGCTAAGAACTATTTTGCAGGTCTTTTCTTTGACGCTCAAAATAAAGCCCGCGCCGCACTCTCAGGAGACAGGCATGAGTGACACGACTTGGACGCAAGTTGCCGTGCTTGGGATGATGTTTGCGCTTGCTGCGCTGATCGTGTGGAGGACAACGTGATCAATCCTGAACAGATACCGGAGGAAGTTCTCCGCGCGTTGTGCGCCAGCATGGGCTGCGAGTGGGCCATGCAAGACAAAGAGGACCAGATAATCATTCGCCGTCACATCGCCGCCGCCATCAATGCGTGGCCGGATGCCGAGATTTATGACAGCAACTACTGCGGCACCTTCCTCAAACTCCCCCTGACACAGGAGCCAAGCGCATGACCACCACACCAGAGCAGATAGAGGCTGTTGCGCGGGCGATGTGTGACACCGAATGGGGAGAAGGATACTGGGATGAGTTGATGCCATATGCGAGGCGAGAATATAAGCGGCAGGCTGCATCCGCCATCAGCGCCATGCGCCCGTTCATCCGTGCCGAGGTGCTGGAGGAAGCGGCGGATGTCGTTGGAGAAGTTGGTGATTGCGCGGAAGCTGGTGCCTATATAACCGCCATCAGAGCGTTGAAGGATAAACCATGAGGCGTTTTCGCCACATGCCCATCCCGCAGCACGCGCACCCGCTGGTGCGGCGGCTGTACGCGGAGATGAACAGCCAGCGGATCGGCGTCACCGACATGGCCGAGCGGGCGGGCATCGCACGAAACACGTTCAAGGGCTGGCGAACGCGGCACTGCCCCCGCGTTGCTGAACTGGAGGCATGCTATAACGTTCTTGGTATGGAATTGACTGTAAGGGTGGTGAGAGATGACTGACATCATAGACGAACGCGAGAAGACACACGGCGATTATTATCAAGTGTCTATGATGGCACAGGAACTGAAGGACGCCATGCGGCGTGGCAAGAAATGGAGAATACTAGACGATATGCAGCGCGAGACGCTGGAGATGATCGCCAGCAAAATTGGCCGCATCCTGTCAGGCAACCCGCACGAGGTCGATCACTGGCGTGACATCGCGGGCTACGCCACGCTGATCGAGCGGTGGCTTACCTCTTGCACCGCTTCCGATGATGATCCCATTCCCCACCCCGCCGCAAACAATCCCGCCACGCCTGCTCCTGTTCGGGGGGCATCCGTTTGGCCAATAACGCCAGAAGAAGAGGAAGAACGGGCCGCGCAGCAGCCGTGACCAGGCCGATCCAGAAGGACGGCCGTTGGGCAACGAGAAAGCCACCAGCGCCAATGCCGATCAACAGCACGGCGATGGCGGCAATCTCAAGCCAGTTCACTTCTTTGCCCAGATAGACCAGCCAGCGGCGAATATAACTCCCAGTGCGCCGATGATCTCGTTCATGGCGGTAGAGTCAATAACTCCGGTGCCGACAACATAGCCGCCACCAGCCGCGAGAACGGCGCGAACAACGCCCCAGACCATTTCTTTTGTCATCACTTACTTCCTTTTGTTGTGCCGGGATACTGCTTCCACGGCAGTTGGTAGTGAGGGCCGTCCTGGAAAGTCTTCCAGTCACCGCCCCATTCGATAGGCACGTTTTCTGCTTTCGCAGCGGCCTTCATGGCTGCGGCGATCTTGTGATAGAGGGGCCAGTCGCCACGGTATTTCCCGCCAATGATGGCTCCGAGGTCGACGGCGTGGGAGTAGCCGTTCTTGGCGATGAGGTGGCGAGACTTCAAGGTCGTGGATGCTCCACTCGCCTTTAGAATCTTCTGCTCTTCGAGGGTGCGCGGGCCGCAGGTGATGATGAAAGTGAGGGTCTTGTCTTTCCAGTCGCCAGCGCATCGATTGACCACACGCACCAGGTCGGGATGGACGCCCTTGAGCTTGGCAATCGACGCCGTGTTCAGTTTCATTTGCGGAGCGCCTGTTCTATGCTGTCGAGTTTCGCCATTATGGCGCGGGATGTCTCGCGGATTTCCTTGATCTCGCGGTCGTGCGCCAGTCGAGCAGTTGCCGTCTCGGCTTGCAGCACCGCGATTGCCGTCTCGTGTACTTGCTGCTGTCGATAGATCACCCAAACGAACGCTGCCACAGGCATGATGATCCACTGCATGACAGAGTTCAAAATTCGAAACGTCTCATTGTCCATCATCATCACACCTACGGGCTTGACGCATATTCGCGGCGGCGGAAAAGATAGATTTTTCCAGTATCTATACTGCCAGAAGTAAACTTTATCCGCGCTCTAAGGATTTTTTGCAGTGTAGCATCGTATGATGTTGTGTCGTAGCCTATTCCAACGCTACCGTTAACATAAGCATTTCCAGAGGTTAGGTGTGTTCTTTTTTCAACTCTTGGAAGAAGGATTTGAATGTCATATCCGAATTGGTTGCCGCTGCTACCAGCGTCAGGAGTATAG